GATTTATATGGGTTAGATACAAACACACCGAAAAAAGAATGCGATTAGGTGAACAAATTGTGATTGAAACTTGGTATGATGGAGTGCGTTTCTGCCCTATCTGCGACCCCGAAAGGGCGCATATTCAAGATACATCTACATCAAGTGAGGAACTTGCAGAACGCCTCAGAAATCGCTCATCACTCCGATCATCGGACAATTACGATAGAGAAGAAGCGACACGAACCCGAACCCTGTAAAGGAGTAGGAAATGCAAAAACAAAATATACAAAAAACCATATTAGCAACTGTTACAGGTTTGCTATTAGCAATAACAAGTCCAGCCGAAGCAAACGCACCGCTTATGTCTAAACACGAACAAGTAATGCATTTAGCGCTGGAAAATCCTAAAAAATACGCTCAAAATGCTATGAAGGCATACAACTGGAATCAAACCCAGTTTGTATGCCTTAGTCAATTATGGGGAAAAGAAAGTGGTTGGAACCATAAAGCAGATAATCCACATAGTAGCGCATTTGGAATTGCGCAAATGCTTAAAGAAAAGTCAAAGCACCCAAAGATGCAAATTGATAACGGATTGCGGTATATTAAGCATCGTTATGAGCAACCCTGCACCGCTTGGAAATTTTGGCAAAGACATCGCTGGTACTAGCGCGCAATTTTTCGTTGCAGGGAGACCAGTTCCACAAGGTTCTCTCAAATTCATTAACGGACACGCAATTCATATGCGTGCGCAAGACTTAGCATTATGGCGTGCTGATATTGCGCGTGTTGCTAAGTCTGTGATCTGGGAAAAAGCGGTAGAAAGCGTTGAAGTTCATTTAACATTTACGCTTTTGAAGCCCAAAACAGTAAAACGCAATGAACCATTTGTTAGACCAGATATTGATAAGTTAATTCGTGCGGTGCTAGATGGATTAACAGGCGTTGCCTATGATGATGATCAGCAAGTAACAAAAATTACTGCAATCAAAGAATATGGCACGGTTGAAGGTGTGTTAATACGAATAACAGATAGAGCAAAGTTAAGCCGCAATTTGCTCTACGCTGAAACCGCCATTGACGATCACTTCAATACTTATTCCGATTAACCCGTCATAATAATCACAGAAGGCATCAAATGACTGATTGGAAAGCACTACGGGAGTTAATTCTTGCACGGTGCGAACAGTACTGCGAAAAGTGTGGAATAGGGTTATCAGATAACTTTGCGTTGCATCATCGCAAACTGCGCTCGCGTGGCGGTAAAGATACAGTTGATAATCTTATTGCATTACATCACGAGTGCCATAACTTGGGAACTCAATCTGTTCATATGAATATAAAATCTGCAACAGAAACAGGACATATTGTTCCGCAACACGCAGACCCATTTGATTATCCGTTATTGCTTCCTAACGGTTCAACTGTTAAACTCACTATTGAAGGAACTTACGATCTAATTGAAAGGAAAGAAGGCTATGGCTGGTGAGATTGTTATTTACGGAGAAGGTCGTTTAGGTAACGACCCTGAAATTAAATTAACACCGACTGGAAAAAATGTAACATCTTTTTCAATTGCAAACACACCGCGTGTAAATAAAGATGGCGAGTGGGTTGATAAGGAAACAATTTGGGTGCGTTGTTTTATCTGGGGCAAAAATGCAACAGGTGCGGCAAATGAACTGCGTAAAGGTACTTTGATTACATTTAACGGTTTGCTAACGCAAAACACATATATCGGTAAAGAAGGCGTTGAAGTTAAATCGCTGGAATGTACAATTAACGGTTATGGTATTGTTCCAAGAAATGTTGCAGAACCACTTGTACCACACAATGAAAGACCAATAGAAGATCCACTTGATGATCCTTGGTCAATATAGAAAGGCATAAAATGACTATCACAGAAGTTGAATTAGGCATTCCCGAAGGTATGGTAGATAGCCACACCGCCGCAGAGATGCTTAACATTTCACATAACAATTTGCGACAGATCGTATGGCGCAAAATTCTTGTACCGTCAGGTAAATATAAAAGAAAATCCTTGTTTAACATCACAGATGTTGAGCGAGTGAAGGTACTTCGCAAGCCGTCAATCCCTTCGGCATAGCGGAGTGTGAGAGAGGGCGCTTCCGTCCCTTGGCGCTCTCTCTCCTTAAATTTGAAAGGTAAATATGGAACTGGAAATAAAAGTTATTCCGATTGATGATCTAACTCTTGACCCAAATAATGCAAGAGCGCATAATCAAAAGAACCTAGATGCTATTGCTAACTCTTTACAAATGTTTGGGCAACGCAAACCGTTAGTAATTACAAAAGATTTAACTGTTGTTGCTGGAAATGGAACACTAGAAGCCGCCAGACAAATAGGCTGGAAAGGTTTATCTTGCGTTACCGTGCCTGATGATTGGGATATGGACACAATTAAGGCTTACGCGCTCGCAGACAATCGCACGGCTGAATTAGCAACTTGGAATAGTGAAGTATTACTTGAACAGTTACGCGAATTGAACACAAATGACTGGTCGGTAACAGATTTAGGCTTTAAAGGTTTTGATTTGAAAACACGCGAAGAAATTGATACCGATATGAAGGAAATCGCTGAGCGTTATGAAGTGGTAATTGAGTGCGCTGATGAAAACGATCAAACTGCATTATTGCTTCGGTTATCGCAAGAAGGATTGCGTGTTCGCGCAATCGTGATCTAACAGAGTTGGGCAAGATGCCTAACACCCTCTGGTGAAACATAAGTAATCAGAGAGAGTGCTGGACGATGCCCTGTAATCTATGCCTTCGTGCTATGACTTACAGGGCAGAGTTCGCAAAACAAGAGAGGCGCAAATGAGTGTAATTAGATTAACCACAGAAATTAACAGAACACCCAGAGTAATGCAGTTAGAAGGCATCTTTGATTTACAGGCGGCGCAAATATCTACTACTGAAATTGCTAACAATATTCCTGATCTATCTACACGCGATTGGAACATTGGACTAATTGTTGGTCCTAGCGGTGCAGGTAAGACAACAGTTGCCAAAGATATGTTTAAGCAAGAATTGTTAAGTACTGAAACTATGCAATGGGGTCGCAGTAACGCCGTTATTGACGATTTCCCAAAAGAGTTAGCAATTAAGGATATTACAGAGTTGCTTTCTAGCGTTGGTTTCTCATCACCGCCTGCTTGGTTGCGCCCATATGAGAATTTATCAAACGGTGAAAAGTTCCGTGTGAGTATGGCACGCGTACTTGCAGAGAGTAAAGAGATCGCAGTTGTAGATGAATTTACATCTGTTATTGACCGCACAGTTGCGCAAATAGGTTCTGCCGCTATTGCTAAAACTGTTAGAGCGCGTAATCAAAAGTTTGTCGCAGTTGCTTGCCACTACGATATTGAAGAGTGGTTACGACCCGATTGGATTTATCAGCCGCATTTAGGCACTTTCACTTGGGGGTCGGTTCAACCCCGCCCACAAGTCAATGTTGAAGTCATTTGGGCAAAGTATGAAGCGTGGAGCATATTCAGCAAACATCACTATCTAAGCGACAGTTTGAACAAATCAGCGCAAATTTATGTTGGGTTAATTAACGATCAGCCAGCAGTATTTACCGCTATTTTGCCTCTTATTAACGCTAATGTAAAAAATGCTAGGCGTATTAGTAGAACTGTTGTTCTGCCTGATTATCAGGGTATCGGCTTAGGTGGCAGGTTTGTAGATTATATTTGCGCTGGACTAGCGGCGCAAGGGCTCTCTACATATACGACCACATCTCACCCTGCACGCGTTAGGGCGTTGAATAGATCATCAAACTGGGAGATGATAAGAGAACCGTCAAGAGTGGCGCAAAGAGGGAAAACATCTTCCATAACAGGCAGATTAGGGTTATCGCGTAGCCGTATTACTACTGGGTTCAGATATGCAGGACAACCTAATGAAGAGATCGCAAAGGTTTTATGTCCGAGACCGCAGAATTAGTGCTATATTTGTAGTGGATTATGGGGGTGGAAATGCCAATATATGCATTTAAGTGTTTCAAATGTAACAAACAAGAGAATGTTTATTTCGGGTTTGATGATAAGCACGAAGTAACCTGCAAGTGCGGTAATACTATGAGCAAAGTTATAGGAGCAACGCCAGCCATATTTCGTGGCGGTGGTTGGGGTGGGAGTAAGTAATGGGAAGAAGCAAAGTTAAACCAGAAACCTTGGAGAAGGAACGCAAGGTTCTTGAATATAGGCGCGGTGGATTAACATTTGATCTAATCGCAGAGCGTTTAGGTTACGCAAGTGCATCTGGCGCGCATAAGGCATATCTAAGTGCGTGTAACAGAATTGTTTATGAAGATGTAGTTGAAGTGCGCAAATCTGAAATGGATAGATTAGATATTGCGCAAGCGGCTATCTGGGGTGATCTAACAGATACGCAAAATGTAGATGCCAATACACGCGCACGGTTAGTAATGGCGTTAATGAAGATTATGGAAAGGCGTGCCAGATTGCTTGGTTTGGATATGCCTACAAAGGCACAAGTTGAGGTAAGTATCTATGACCGAGACACAATTGATGCAGAAGTCCAGCGACTTGTCGCTATCCTTAATAGTCAGCCGCAGAGTTAGATGGCTTAACCAGTTAGCACGCCCCGAACAATTACCAAGCGAAGATACATCTTGGAGTACTTGGTTATATTTAGCAGGGCGTGGCGCTGGTAAGACACGCACGGCGGCAGAGTGGCTTGCTTGGGAAGCATCTAGCAAACCTAGAACACGCTGGGCAATAGTTGCGCCTACTTATGGAGATGCTAGAGATACTTGCGCAGAAGGTGAAAGCGGTATTGTTAATGTGTTACGCCAGTATGGCACGCTAAAGGATTACAATCGTTCAATCGGTGAAATCTTTTTAACAAATGGTTCACGCATTAAATTATTCTCTGGAGAAGAACCAGAGCGTTTGCGTGGACCTCAGCATCACGGGGGTTGGTTTGATGAGTTAGCCGCATTTAAGTATCCAGAGGCGTGGGATCAGTACCAATTTGGTTTGCGATTAGGTGAATTTCCACAAACTATTGTTACAACTACGCCAAAGCCAATTAAGATCATCAAAGAGTTAATTAAGCAAGAAAATGTAAGAGTAGTGCGTGGTTCTACATTTGATAATGCCGCTAACTTGGCTGAAAGTGCATTAGCGCAGTACAGATTGCGTTATGAGAACACGCGCCTCGGAAGGCAAGAACTTTACGGCGAAATACTGGACAATGTAGATGGTGCGCTATGGACTCGCAAACTAATTGACGATGCACGGGTGGATAGCGCACCACCACTTATTCGGGTTGTAGTTGCCATTGACCCTGCGGTAACTGCTAACGCTACTAGCGATGAAACTGGCATAGTTGCGGCTGGCGTTGCATCAAATGGTGAGTATTACATACTTGATGATAAATCTATTCGTACAACGCCAGATGCTTGGGCAAGAGTGGCAGTTGAGTTGTATCACAAACACAATGCAGACAAGATCGTTGCCGAAACAAACAATGGCGGTGATATGGTTATTTTGTTATTAAAGCAAGTAGATGCATCTATTGCGACAAAAAAGGTAACTGCCACTAGAGGTAAACAATTGCGCGCCGAACCGATCAGCAGTTTGTATGAGCAAGGCAAAGTGCATCACGCAGGATATTTCTCGGAACTTGAAACGCAAATGTGTGAATGGACTCCACAATCAGCAGAAAGCCCAGACAGATTAGATGCATTAGTGTGGGCATTAACAGAATTAAACTCTGGGGGTGCTAGTATGCTGGCACTAGCGAGTATGGCATTATTGTGTACAGTTTGTGGTATGCCATCACCGAAAACGGCAAGCATTTGTTCTAAATGCGGAAACAATTTGAGAGGTTAATGTAATGGGTTTAATAGACCGATTTGCAGAAAGAGTTGCAAAAGAGATTACTAAAGCGCCTAATTTACCAGTAGGAGCAGTAGCACTAACAGAAACGCAAATGCGTAACAATATTGGGCAAACAACAACATACGGGCAAACAGATGCACTACCACGCAATCCAAATCTTGCGACAGTTCCATTTGCTCCTGGTATGCCTATTGTTCCGGGCGCAATAAATCCACCCAACCCAGATAGTGGCAGACCAGATCCACGCAGATATGAATATCAAGTTGCGCAGAATATCAATATTACAGAAACACGCTTAACACCTTTCAAAACATTACGCGCCGCCGCAGATCAAATTGATATCTTGCGCAGATGCATTGAAGTTACCAAAGCAAAGATACTTGGATTAAATTGGGATATTACATTAGGCGAAGATGCCGCAGAAAAGATTATTAGCGAGATCGGTGGCGCAAGAGTGCGCGCTATGCAAACTGCGCGAGATAATTACACCGAAGATATTAACAGAGTGCGTCAATTCTGGGAACAACCAGATAAGGCAAACGGATTACTATTCTATGACTGGTTAAATATTGCACTTGAAGAAATTCTTGTACTAGATGCGTGGGCTATATGGCCACAAAAATCTGTCGGTGGAGAATTATACGGATTACAAATTCTTGATGGTTCTACAATTAAGCCATTGATTGATGATCGTGGTATGCGACCAATGCCACCATTTAGCGCATATCAGCAAATCTTGTTTGGTTTTCCTCGTAGCGAATTTACTGCACCGACAGAAACAGAAGAAGCAGATGGCGAATTTACAAGTGATGAACTTGCATATTTGATACGCAATCGCAGAACAACAAGCGTATATGGATATGGACCAACTGAACGCGCATTACCACTAGCAGATATTTACTTGCGCCGTCAACAATGGATACGCGCAGAATATACAGATGGCGTTACACCAGAACTGATGATGAAAACAGATGCAAACTTTGGTAATAACCCAGAACTGTTACGCGCATATGAAAACATTTTCAATAGCGATCTAGCAGGACAAACAGAACAACGCAAGCGTGTTCGTCTATTGCCAGTCGGTATGGAGCCAATTCAATTTGATGGATACGGCGAGAAGTTCAAAGACACGCTTGATGATTATCTTGTAAATAGCATTTGCGGACACTTTGGCGTACAACCTTCCGAAATTGGATTTAGTCCTAAAGGTGGTTTAGGCGGTGCAGGTTTCCAATTAGGTCAGGCAGAAAGTAGCGAAGTAATTGGCGCAATTCCATTAGCAAACTGGGTTGCAAAAATGATTACACAACTTTCATATGTGTTTCTTGGTATGCCACGCGAACTTGAATTTAAGTTTATGGAAAGTGGCAGAGAAGATACAGAAAGTAACGCACGCACGGTTGATATAAATATTAAATCTGGAACATTAACGCTAAATGAAGCACGATCACGCTCTGGTCTGCCTTTAATTGAAGCGCCAGAGGCAGATGTTCCTATCTTCACAACTGCAACTGGTTCATATCTTGTAACAGAAACAGGTATGGTGTTAATTGACGGCACACAATCATTAACAGATGATGGTGAAGCAGAAACACAAGTACCTGCCATTGAAGATGCGCCAGAGATAGATGTAACTGATGCAGTTAAAGCACAACAGGAATTAAAAAAGTTTCTGCGGTTCTTAACAAAAGCGCCAGATAGGGCTTTCCGTTTTCAAGATGTGCCAGTTATCTATGCAGATGTGTTAAATAAATTTGTTACTGCAAAAGATTACGATAGCGCTCGCTGGTATGCGGAACGCTATTTAGCATAAAATGAATAGAGCGTGGAAGAAAAGACAAGGCGCAAAAACACGCCTTGCTGCACGGCGCGCAAAACTTATACGAGATGCGTTGCGATCTTCAATAGATGTAGATGCAGTTGTAAATGATTTTTTTGCTATGGCATTTACATCTAATACAACTACCGAAGAAACACGCGCTTACGCACGCATACACATACGCCCTAATAGCAAAGAAATGTTTAATGCATTACAAACTGTTTATGTAGATAGTTACACGCTTGGGCAAGATATTGCTATGAGCGCTATATCAAAAGCAAAGATAAATAAAGCGCCATCAAAAGCAGACTTACAACGAGCAATGGGCATAAACTGGGATACTTGGAAGCCCGGAAATCGTGCCGCCGCTAATCTGTTAAAACCGCCTCGCGGATTATCTGACTTGTTAGATCGGCGTGGTGTAACAATTCAAAATGTAAATAGAACCACACTTGATCGCATTGGAACACTTTTAGGCAGAGCATTAGCAAAGGGTGAAACTCCAGCAAGTGTGCGTGCCGAATTGGAAGATTTGTTAGACGATAGCGAGCGCGCATTAACCATTGCGCAAACTGAAATGAGTAGTGCCGTATCCGTTGCTTCTAGGGAACTATATGAAGAAAGCGGTGCGGAACTGGTAGAGTGGATAGTCGCAGACCCTTGCGATTTATGCCAAGAAAATGCAGATGTATCACCTATCGGTATTGGTGATGTATTCCCAAGCGGAGATACCGAACCGCCAGCACACCCAAATTGCGTTTGTGATATTGCGCCATATGTAGTAGATACACGCGATATCGGGCAAGATGCATTAGACTATATTTTGAATGGAGAATAACAAATGGCATTACAACACATAAATGTAGGAACACAAACAACGGCTACTATATTGCACACCGTTAAAACAGGTTTGCCTCAATTTACTGCTGTTCAAATTCATAACGGGCATAGCGCAACAATTTATATTGGTAACTCAACAGTTACAACATCAGGCGCAACTGTTGGTCGTCCTATTGCCGCTAATGGTAATTTACAATTATGGTTGCACTCTGGAGATGAAATCTGGGCAATTTCAGCAGCAGCATCAGCCGCTGGCGCAATAGTAATTACATATTCTGCATAAAAATGCCATATCACATCGGAGAAAAAGGTTCATACGATTGCGCTGGTTATCCAGTAGTCAAAGATGAAGATAACTCTGTTGTTACCTGCCATAAAACACTACAAGATGCCAAAGATCATTTAACGGCGTTGAATATTCACGTGGTTAGTCAAGAAAAAAGCGCAGATGGATTTGTACCGCCTAAAGGCGCACAAGAAAATGCTCGGCGTGGGCTAGAATTACGCGAAGAGTTTAAGCGTGGCGGCACTATGGTTGGCGTAGCGCGTGCTAGAGATATATCAAATGGCAGATCGTTACCGTTAAAAACAATCAATCGTATGGTATCTTATTTCGCAAGACACGAAGTTGATAAAAAAGGAAAGGACTGGGGCAACGCCTCAAATCCTTCTCGCGGTTATATTGCTTGGCTACTATGGGGTGGCGATGCAGGTAAAACTTGGGCAGACAGTATTGCAGAGAGAGAAAAGAAAAAGGATAAATCAATGACCACAGACTTAGCACATTCATATGCAAAGATCATCAAACAAGAAAAGCAAAATGATGGAACGCTATTAGTTTATGGCAAGGCGACTGATGATGCGCTAGATATTGATCAACAGATTTGTGATGCAGGTTGGTTAGATAAAGCAATGCCAGATTGGTTCAAAACTGGCGGTAACATTAGAGAACAACACAGCAATATTGCCGCAGGTGTTGCAAAAGAATTAGATAGCAAAGCAGATGGACATTATATCTCTGCACTAATTGTTGATCCAGTTAGTGTTAAGAAAGTTGAAACTGGAGTGCTAAAAGGTTTCTCAATTGGTATTCGTGATGTAAGAATTGTAAGAGATACTAAAGCCGCTAACGGTAGAATTATTGACGGACAGATCGTAGAGATTTCATTAGTTGATAGACCAGCCAATCCTAATGCAAAACTAATGTTGGCTAAATCTGATAATGCTGGAACTTTAGAACAAGTTGAAGAATTTGTAGAGAAAAAAGAAGAACCAGATTATGAGAATATCAATCGTGGCGGTAAAGGTTCTGAACCTTCTGATACTGAATTGTATAATCGCGTAAAGAGAGAAGCAAAAGCAAAGTTTGATGTTTATCCTTCCGCAGTTGCTAATGCTTGGGTTACAAATGAGTACAAAAAGCGTGGCGGCGGTTACAAAAAGAAAGATAAATCTGTAACAGAAAATATTGAAAAAGAACAAGAGCGCGATGAACGGGGTCGCTTTGGTTCTGGCGGTGGCGATAGTTCAAGTTCAGATCGTGATAGTTCAGAAAGAGAAGAAGATTATAGAATTAACTCAGATGCAAGAAATGACTCACTTCTTAGTGAAGAGTTTGATAATTTAGGCGGTGCTGCTGATCGGGCAGAAGATTTAGAAAGCGAAATTATTAATGCAAATGGTGGAGAAGAAACTGACGAGTCAAGAGCCGCTGGTCAAGCAGCAGAACACATCAATGATGCTGGGGCAGTATTACAAGAAGCCACAGAAACAAAAGATGATGCTGAACACGAAAGATTAGTTAGCGAAGCAAGAGAACACTTAAATGCAGCGTCTCAATTATTAACACGAATTGATACAAATGAGTCCGAAGATATTATGGATAGATTAGGTGATACAGATATGGCTTTGGAAGATTACAGTGATGAACTATTAGGTAAATCTGCAAAAACAACTACAACTAAGGAGCGTGCAATGGCGCGTACAAAAAGAATAGCAAAATCAATGCACGAAGATGAAGACAAAGTTGTTGCTGAAAAGCCTTCAAAAGAAGATTTAATGAAGCAATACGAAGAATGCAAAATGAATTATATGGCGGCTGAAAAGGCACTTGAAGAATGCAAGTCAATGTGTAAAGAGGCTGGCATTGAAGTTGATGATGAAGAAAAGCGCGAATATGGCGAAGGTGCAGAAGAAGAAACTGCCGAAGGTTCTAAGCCAGAAGCCGCCAGTGAAGAAGTTGCAGAAGCAGAAGGCAAGAAGCCTTTAAATAAAGCAGATACTGGTGATTGTGATTGCGCAGGTTGTAAAGATTGCGCAGAAAAAGGCGGTTGCGATAAAGCAGTTTGTGATGGTCACGAAGAAACAAAATCCGCTGAAAAGTGCCTAGATTGCGGTTGCCATAAGCCAGAAGATGCGCACGGTCGTGATGATGTATCAACTGCAACTATGGTTTCACCTACTGGCACACCTAAGTCAGCAACCACAATTCTTCCACGCATTGATGTAGATGGAAATGATATAGCCGATGACGGTACAGAACAGGATTCCTCAGATGATGAGGATTTGTCTAAAAAGACAATTACTGCAATCATTGAGAAAGCCGTAAAGAGTGCAAAAGATGCTATAACTATTGAGGTTAATTCCTATCAAGAGGAAATTAACAAGTTAAATGCAGAATTAGCAACGGCAAAAACAAAAGCAGTATCAGGCGGACCAAAGCGTTCCGTTATTAAGCCAGCCGTAATTGCCGAACTTGGTGATCTACTACAAAAGGCTGCTGAATATCGCGCAAAGTCAGTCGTAACCGAAGATAAAGATTTAGCACGCGGTTACAAAGAATTGGCATCAGATTTTGAAGCCAAAGCACTAGCAGTACAAGCCAACAAATAATTCAAACTCTTTACGAAAGGAAACAAATGGCTCTCGCACCAGTTAAAGCAACTGAGTTGTTCGGCGATGCTACTACTGCAAAAGATGCAGCAGTGCGTATGGACGAATACACAGATGCTTTCAATAAGTCTGTTGGACAATCTATTTCAGACCCATCAGCAATTATGGCAATCAAGTCAGGTACATCAACATTTGCATCAGCATCTGGCGACGCAGTATCAACACTTGAAGCCCTAGCAACAAACAAATCTCTTTCACCAGATGCAGTAGGCGCGCTAAATAGCGCACTTGCTTCACAACGCCTTGCTATGCAGGACATTCAGAAAGACATCACACTCACAAGCCCACTTAGCACATCTTTTGCGGCTTTTGACCTTGAAGCACCTTCTAAGTTGCTTACACCACGCCCAACACCATTGCGTAACAAGATTGCGCGTAAAAAGGGTGTCGGTACATCTCACCGTGTAAAGCGTATTAACGGATACACAGGTACAGGTACAGGCGGAGTCGGTAACATCTGGCCCGGAATTACCGAAACATCAACACAACAGTTTGGTCAGATTAACTACGAGCGCGGAAAGATTATTTCCTACGCCGCAGATGATCTAGTATTGCCATACAACTCATACTCACTATCTGACTCAGTATCATTTGATGCTAACTTCTCAGGTATGGGATATCAGGACTTGCGCCAACTCTCATCAACTTCAACACTTTACGCAACAATGTTGATGGAAGAGCGTATGATGCTTATGGCACGCGGAACTGCATCAGGATACTCTGGCGCACTTTCAGCACCAACAGTCGTAACTGGTTCACCAGCAGCAAGCGGTTCACAAACTGCACTTGCATCAAACACCTACTATGTTGCAGTAACTGCTGACGCAGGTATTTCTTCATCAGGTTTTGGTGAGTCAATTGCTTCTGCAATCGGAACTGAAACTGTTGCAACAGGTGATGTTCTTACTGTTCAAGTAGCAACTGCAGTACCGGGCGCACTCGGTTACAATGTTTATGTTGGAACAACAACAGGTTTGGCTAACTTGAAGTATCAGGGAACCCTAAAGGGAACTGGTACATTTACAATTCAAGGTGCTGGCGCTGTCGTAACAGGTAACAACGCCGCATTTACAACAACAGGAGCAGCCGCATCACGCGCAACTGCAGATACATCTGCATACGCAACAGGTTATGACGGAATTCTTCCTACTGTTCTTGGTTCATCAAGCGGTTTCAACAATTCAATCAACTCAACCTTCTCAACATCAAACCCAGGCGTTGAATACCAAAATGTATTCTCTGGTCTATATGATGCAGTTAAGGCTGACCCAGATGAGATTTTCCTTAACGGTGCAGATCGTAAGCAACTCTCAGATGCAATCAAAAATGGTTCAACTGCTAACTACCGTATCAATCTTGCTCAAAATGAAGTAGGAGATTATGTCGGTGGAGCAACTATTGGCGGACTACACAATGAGATCACAGGCAAGTTAGTTCCACTAACTGTTCACCCTTGGCTTCCACAGGGTGTATCACCAGTGCTTTCATACACACTTCCAATTCCAGACACAGAGGTAACAGATGTTTGGGCTAACTTTATGGTTCAGGACTATATGGGCATTCAATGGCCTGTAACTCAGTTCGCATATGAGTTCAGCACATACTTCCGTGGAACATTCTTCTGCACCGCTCCTGCTTGGAACGGCGCAGTATCAGGAATCGTCAGAGGTTAGTAAGCAATAAAGAGATGCCGTGCAGGAAGGCGCACGGTATCTCTTTACTAATGAAGGATAAAAATGTCAAAATTAGTTGGTCCTAAAGGCGTAAGAGGCATTGATATACAAACATCTCGCGGTGTGCGTAAGTACAATCAAAATAAAAAAGGCGTAATTGAAGTTACAAACGCAAGAGATGCAAAGGCGTTAAAGGCAGAAGGTTTTTTTGAAGCAAGTTTAATGGGTACGACAAACGATATGTCGCTTGGTTTTACTTGTAACGAATGTGGTTTTGGTAGTTGGTTCAAAAAGTGTGGTCGTTGCGGACACGAAAGTAGCGCACCGTCAAGAGATGGGGAATAGCAAATGCCAGTAGGTATTACACCAGACACGCAAGATGAGAGTGCCTACTTAACCGTTGCTGAATATAAAAATGCACCAACATCTATTGACTACGATAATCTTGTGGTCGGAGGAAATGCCCAAGCGCAAGATGCAGAATTAGCAAATGTTATTATGCGTGCATCTTCCTATATGGACGCGCACTTAAATAGAAATTTAACTGCCACAACATATGTAGAAACGCAACGCACGCGAATGACTAATGAAGGTTACATAGCGTTACACCCAGATAATGCACCAGTTGTTCAATTATCAGATTTTCAATACGGTTCAAATCCGCTTAATTTAATTACTTTGCCAGACTGTTCAAAAACTTGGTTTGAAAATCAGCAAATAATTATTCCGCTATCACAAATATCAACTTCATATTCAAGTCAAGGACCACTTTCATTTGGCGGTGGATATCCACGCCAGCAAATCTTTATGAAATATACTTATGTTGCAGGTTATGTAAATACAAAAATTGTTACCGCAACTGCTACACAATCCACACTTACTGTTAGATCAGGCGCAGGTATTATTGCTGGTCAAATTCTGCATATCTATGATGGCGCGACAAGTGAAGATGTAACGGTTGCATCAACTTATGTAAATGGTTCAACCACAGTACCTTTAACAACACCGCTAGTTGCAACACACGCCGCAGGAGTTGCAATTGGTAATATGCCAATGACGATTAAGCAGGCTTGTATTCTTATTACAACTGCATTTATCAAAATGCGTGGCGATAACTCTATGACTATGCAGATCACAAACAGCCCTACTGCAAATGTTGATGGCGCACAACGCTTTGGTGGAGATATTGCTTCTGCTCTTGAAATGATTAAACTTTACCGCAGGGTCAGATAATGGCAGGGCGTACGGGAGTCCGTGC